GTAACTTTTTAAACTTGCCGTATAACCACCCAGAGTATCCGACAAGATATGCGTTAGATGATGAAGGTAATGCATTGATTGAATTGGGTATGTTTATAAAGCATTATGAAAGTAAAGTCGTATCGAATCTCGGCATGGTTATTATTGATAAACCTGTTACCGAAAAATCAAATGATGATTTTAAAGGCGCTCCTCCGTGTCTCATTACCTTGGCATCACAGGGCTTTGCTGAAGGCTCACGCAATCAATGTTTATTTCAGTTAGGTATTTATTTACGACAACGTTTTCCTGATCAATTAGAACAAAAACTAGATCAGTATAATACAAAATATTTTAATCCACCTCTGCCTAGTAGAGAAGTACTGACAATATTCAAACAGGTAGAAGATAAAAAATATTTTTATAGGTGTGATGAACCAACATTTAAATCAGTATGTGAAAAGATTCGATGTCAATCACAGAAGTTTGGTATTGGTAATTCTGCGTCTAACGACATTACGAGTTTAAAGAAGTGGGTGTCTGATAATCCAATGTATGAAGTGACACATAATGGTAAAGTTATTATCTTATCACTTGATCAATTAGCAACGCACGGTGAATATAGAAAACAATGTATAGCGCAAGCGAATGAAAGCCCACGGCCCATCGCCCCTGCAATATGGGCAGATACTGTAGATGCTTTGCTTAAAAATATGGGCGAAGGTGATTACATACATTTACCTGGCGAAGTCACCGCAAAAGGTCAATTCTTAGATCAATTAAAAATATTCTTAGAAAATAATGGCGGTGCAAAAGATAGACAGGATGTTCTTACAGGTATGGTCTACGAACATAAAGATTATTTATTCTTTAAACCACAGTCCTTCAGAGATTTTTTAAAGACAAAACGTTTTAATAAAATGTCTGACTCACATATGTTTAAAGTATTTTCTGAGTTTAGTGGTAATTCTGCAAAACTTCGTGTTGGCACAAAGTCAGAGCATGTATGGAAGATACCATCAAATATAATTGAAACAGAATATAAATTAAAAGACAAAGACTTTACGGAAGAAGATCCATATTAATATGCAGTTAGAGTTATTTAAAAATGAAACGCTCAGCGAATACTATAAAATCGATAAGATTGACGTTGTTGACATATATGATCCTGCAAAACAATATTATCCTTTATTAAATCAAATACAAAGAGGGGATTATTTTCTTTATAAAACAGGCTATACACATCCTGCTCTTTATCTTTACGGAGATGTTTTTCCTTCTTTATATAGTAATTTAACAAAAAGATTTGTTCAGCCTCATATTAGAAAAGATGAATATGTTCATTATGGATTTACTTGTTCTGTCACAAAAAAATTACATTATCATTTAATGCATAGGTTAGTGGGTTGCGCTTTTATTGTAAACGACAACCCTTCTATAAAAAAATTAATAAACCATAAAAACAATCAAAACCATGATTTTAGAATAAGTAATTTAGAATGGGCTTCTTATAAAGAAAACACATCGAGTGAAAATGTTAATAAAGGAAACAGAATTTTAATTAGAAATAAATTACGTGAAAGACACGAGATAGAAATGAAGAAGGAACAAGATGCGTAGAAATATAGTTATAGGACCACCAGGCACAGGTAAAACAACCTTTCTAAAAAAGAAAGTAGATAGATTAATTAATGAAGGTCACTGTCGTCCTGATGAAATTGGATACTTTAGTTTTACCGTCAAAGCGGCAGAAGAAATACGCGACAGAGTTAATACTATTAAGTGGAGTGAAGATGAATTGAAGAAAATGTATCCATACTTTTGTACGTTGCATTCGCTTGCCTACAAGCGTCTACAGCTGCAGGGAACGGACATCATGGACGAACAAGACTATGAAGAACTCTCACGGATCACGGGCCGTCTCTTTGTTAATAAAATGAAAAAAGGTAACGGTGTTGATATATCGATGCCAACAGCAAAGAGTGAGTATCAAGACATTATTAATTTAGCATACGCAAAGTATCCTGATAAGGAAGATAGACTACGACGCGTGTTTCAAACAGTAAAGCTCAATGACTACGGCGCACGGAACACGATTGAACAAATGGATTTAGATTTAAAAAACTTTAAACGTGATAGACAAAAATTAGAATACGTTGATTACTTTAATCGTTTTTTAGAAAAAAGAAATCCACCGCAATTAAAATATTTATTTGTTGATGAAGCACAAGACCTGTCTGCACATCAATGGAAAGTAATAAATATGATAGAAGAAGTAGCACAACCAATAGAAACATATGTTGCTGGTGATGATGATCAAGCTATTTTTCGTTGGGCTGGTGCAGACATTGAACATTTTATTGATATGGCGATGGATCCAACAAACAATGTTATTCCGTTAAAACAATCGTATCGTATACCAAAGAGTGTGCACATTATTGCCACAAAATTAGCACAGCGTATTTCGAAAAGAATTGATAAGACATACAATCCACGAGAGGAAGAAGGACAGGTAAAATTCTTAAATATCAGACCTTTAAACCAAGGTATTGCTGAGGGTGAATGGTTAATTTTGTGTCGTACACATGAGATTGTAAAGCAAGTTTGTGAATCTTTAGAGATGTATGGTTGGTTGTATAAACGTTATGGTCAGTCTGTTATTAATTTAAAATACATAGAAGCTATCAAAGCGTGGACACGTTTACAAAACGGACATAAAGTTTCAGGACAACAATGTGATACGTTATATCAATTTATGGATAGCACACGTATTAAAAGAAACTATGGTACGTTTAAAGGTGAGATAAGTGGTATTTATTCTTTAGAAACACTTATTAAAGAGTTTGGACTTCGTGAAAAAATTAAAGACATGGACGTTCATGATATGAAATGGTATGATATATTAAATGCGAAAGGATTTAGAAAGAGAATAAATTATCTCAGAGCGATTATGCGCGAAGGAAATAAATTAGATGATACACCACGTATCGAAGTATCTACCATACACGCAAGTAAAGGTGGCGAAAGAGATAATGTGATGTTGTTAACGGATTTATCATACGGACCGTACAGTTCGATGAAAGATTCACGACAAGGAATGGACGATGAAACTCGCGTTTTTTATGTTGGGGCGACAAGAGCTAAAGAACAATTAGTCGTGGTCCACCGAACAGAAGGTCAGTTTGAATTTGAATCAATATTTATACAACAAGGTAATACATATGATATCTCAGAAAATATTAGAAGAGGCTAAAACTCTTGTTGGTGGTGATCGCCAAGAAGACTACGGTGATAAACTAACAAACCATCAAAACATTGCAAATTTATGGAGTGCTTATTTAGATACAAAAATTACAGCACATGATGTTGCGATTTGTATGGGTTTGGTAAAGATTGCCAGATTAAAACACGCACATAAAAAAGATAGCTATGTTGATTTAGCTGCTTACGCTGCAATAGCTGGAGAAATAGATGAAAGAACAACCTAATTGGTTTCCTAAAGTACACCGCATGCCCAGTGAATGGGTCATGCCTGATCATTTTCCTGACCTATCTGGTTATGACGAGATAGCTATTGACTTAGAAACACGCGATCCTGGTATCAAAGATACAGGACCAGGGTATATTCGTAAGAACGGAGAAGTCGTCGGTATTGCTGTTGCGGTAGAAGGGTGGTGCGGATACTATCCCATTGCTCACGACACACCGCCTAACATGGATAAAGAAATTGTTACACGTTGGATTAAAAAACAATGCTCATACGAAGATAAAAACTATATATTTCATAATGCTTTTTACGATGTAGGCTGGTTAAAAGCAATGGGTGTTGACATCAAAGGAAAAATAATTGATACTCTTATTGCGGCACCTCTCGTAGATGAAAATAGGTTTCGTTTCGATCTAAACTCATTAAGTAAAGATTATCTACAAGAGTCGAAATCGGAAACCCAACTCTACGAAGCTGCCAAAATGTGGGGTCTAGATCCGAAAGGAGAGCTGTGGAAGCTTCCAGCCTCACATGTCGGAGAATATGCAGAGCAAGATGCTGCTGTAACGTTAAAATTATGGCATCACTTACGCGCGGAAATACAAAAACAAAATCTTATTAATATTTTTGAGTTGGAAACAGATTTGTTTCCTGTTTTATTTAAGATGAAACAAAAAGGTGTTAGGGTTGATTTGGATAAAGCGGAGGGTATAAAAAATGATTTACAAAAGCAAGAGAATAAACTTCTCGGATCCATTAAAAAACTTTCTGGAGTGGACGTCGAAGTCTGGGCTGCCACCAGTGTGGCAAAGGCGTTTGATAAACTTTCATTGCCGTATGATCGTACTCCAACAGGACAACCAAAGTTTGACAAGAACTTTCTTGCGACACATGATTCCCCTCTCGCTCAAATGGTTGTGGAATGCCGTGAGATCAATAAAGCGAGAACCACGTTCATTGAAAGTATCACCAAGCATTCGTACCGAGGCAGGATACATGCTGAGATCCACCAAATGCGTTCCGACCAAGGAGGAACAGTAACAGGTAGATTCAGTTACAGTAATCCAAATTTACAGCAAATACCAGCACGGCACGGGATTCTCGGCCCACTGATCAGAAGTATATTTATTCCTGAAAAGGACCATGAGTGGGGTATTTTTGATTACTCGCAGCAAGAACCACGGCTCGTGGTACATTACGCAAGCCTTCGTCATTTTACAGGAGCTAGTAAGTTTGTAGATTCGTATCAAGAAGATCCAACAACGGACTTTCATAAAATGGTATCAAAG